TGGCTTGCCGTACCCCGGCCATGCCAAAAGGCGGCGATACCGCTGACGACGTGATGAACGTAACCGATCCGGTCTCTGGTATCACCTTCCAGATCGCACTGTACCGCCAGTACCGTCAGGTGCGTTACGAGGTTGGCGTGGCGTGGGGTGTGGCCTCCGTTCAGCCTGAACATTCCACCATCATCATGGGTTAACCACAGGGGCTTCGGCCCCTTTGTTTTCAGGAGGCCCAATGGCCGGATTAACCAAAGAGCAGCGCGCGCAGCGTGAGGCTGAAAAGCTTGCCGCGCAGAACGGCGCTGAACAAACAGGTATTGAGCTGGTGGCTATGGTGCGAGATACCCCGGAGTTCCCCGACGGCCCGCTGAGCGCTGAGGTTCACCCTGACGAAGTGGATAACTGGCTGGCGCTGGACTGGCGTCTGGAGGAGTAACCATGTTGGTTGCCGATCCCCACATTCCTGGCTTCAACAGCTATGCCAGCGTTGCTGACCTGCGCGCGTTCGCGGCAGGGCGCGGGTATACCGTTCCCGCCGATGACGACGAGTGCAGCATGTTGTTGATGCAGGCAATGGACTATCTGGAAGGGAAGGCATGGCGCGGCCAACGTTCAAGCGCCTCACAGCCGCTGTCGTGGCCGCGTGCAGGCGTGCGCTTCGATGGCGTTGACCTGCCGGATGACTTCATCCCGCAGCGCCTGGTTGACGCGCAATGCCGCCTGGCTATCGAATCGCAGGAGATTGATCTCACGCCGTCGGTTGCTGGTGGCGGGGCGGTGGTCATGGAGCGCGTCGAGGGCGCGGTGACAGTGCAGTACGAACCGGGCACGAACAAGGCCGCGCCGTCATTCCCCTGGCTCTATTCCTCGCTGCGCGGGCTGGTGGTGGGCGGCAATCAAATCCGTATCGAAAGGGGGTGATATGTCAATCGACTACCGTCGCATGCGCGCGACCGCAACCCGGCTACTGACCGAGAATGGGAAGGCTTATCAGCTTACCCGCGGAGGCGGCACGATCCGCGACCAGTTCGGGAAGGAAGTCACCACCCCGGCCATTACCGCGACCGTAACCGGCGTTATCACCGAATACTCCTCCCGCGAAATCGACGGCTCCCTGATTGCCACCGGCGATAAGAAGCTGGCGGCCACGTTCGAAACAGAGGTGCGTATCGATGACCGCATCGAAATCGACGGCAAAAAGTGGCGCGTGGTGCAGCCTAACCCGGTTAAGCCTGCCGATGTGCTGATCTCCTACAACATCCAGCTGAGGGCGTAAGTATGGCTAGTTCAGTTAATCAACCGTTCCTGGCTGCCATTCAGCTGTTCGTGGATAGCTCGAAGCAGGAGATGGACGAGGTGGTGCGCCGGACGGGTATTAAAATCCTGGGGCGCCTGGTCGAAATGTCCCCGGTGGGCCAACCGGATATCTGGCAGGTCAACCAGACTGCGACGGCGTACAACATTGCAGTGCGGGAGCATAACGCGACCCTGCGTGATGATCCTGCCAACATGACCAAATCAGGACGACTTAAGCGCGGGCTGCGAGTGAACGACTCGATGGACATCAAAAAGCCTGATGGCTATGTCGGTGGGTGGTTCAAAAACAATTGGTATGTGGGCTTTGATAGCCAGCCGACCCAATCCAACGATACACCGGACGCTTCCGGTCAGGGTTCCAACTCCCGCGGTCTGGCAGTGCTCGAGGTGTTCCGGGTAGGACAGGTCAGTTCGATTTTCTTCACCAATAACCTGCCGTATGCACAGGCGCTGGAGAACGGGCACTCCGGTCAGGCCCCCGGCGGCATGGTGGGCATCACCGCGCTGGACGCCGCGCAGCTGTTCCGTGAGGCAATGAGCGAGGTGCGCAATGGCCGGTGACCAGTCAATGCGGATTGCTGACCTGCTGGAAGGTCGTATCGCGGTTATCTGCTCCTCGCTCGGGCTGCCAGTGGCCTGGCCGAACATCGCGTTTACTCCCCCGGATAATGCGCCTTACGGGCGTTTTTATGTTCTGCCGGCTCAAACCGTGGGGCAGGACCTGGAAGGCCAGTTGCGTACGTACCAGGGCATTCTGCAGCTCAACATCATCGCTCCTGCCGGTAGTGGTGTGGCTCAGGCCAGGGGGCTGGCGAAGTCTGTCGCTGACGCCTTCCCCGAAGGGCTGCCGCTGGTGGATGGTGACCTGACCGTATACATCAACGGCCCGCCGCAGGTGCGCACGCCGATACAGGATCGCCCAACGTCAGCACCCAACGGCAGTAGCGGCTCCATCACCTACACCACCCCCGTCAGCATGCAGTATCGCGCTGATTACTGACCCGCCACCCGGCGGGTTTTTATTACCTTAATTCAGGAGAATGCAATGGCATTCGCAATCCCTAACGGGTCACGTGTGAACGTGGCCAAGGCCTATCTTGCGCCGATTGTCTTCACTGCAGCCTCGAACGCGACGGAATGCGAACTGACCGTTGCCTCGGCTGCCGGGATCCTCGCGGGTGATGTCGTCCAGGTAAGCTCTGGCTGGCTGAAGCTCGATAACATGGTGTTGCGCGTTAAGTCCGTGACCAGCAATAAAATTGTGCTGGAAGCGTTCGATACCACCGACACCAAGAAATTCCCGGCAGGCACTGGCGCGGGTACTCTCCGTAAAGTCGACTCATGGATCACCATGCCGCAGGTCATGACGTTGTCCACTGAGGGTGGTGACCAGCAGACCATCAGCGTGCAATTCCTGGAAGATGATAAGGCCCGTACTATCCCGACGTTCAAAAATGCCGTGGTTCAGGTCTACACCTTCGCGCACGACCCGATGCTGGCGATCTACAAGCGCCTCATCGACCTGGACGAATCCAGCGACACTACTGCGGTGTGGTTCCATAACCCGCGCGGAAAAGCTGATCGTTACTACTCTGCCAAAGTGTCATTCCAGAAGGTGCCTAAGACTGAAATCAACGCCGTTGAAAGCAACGAAGCGCGCATGAACTTCGAATCGGACATGCAGATTTACCCGATCGCTGACTCCTCGGCCGTGCCGCTGGCGTTCCTGACTGACCTGCCAGCGACCAAATCTCTTGCGCCTGGTGCTGCACTGGATCTGGCCGTTGTTATGCAGGGCGGCTCCGCGCCGTACACCTACGTGTGGAAAAAAGGCAGCACGGCTATCCCTGGCAAAACCGCCTCGACGTTCAACATCCCATCAGCCGCATCCGGCGATGCTGGCTCTTACACCTGCGAAGTCACTGATGCCGCAGGCAAGACGCTTACCTCCGCTGCGTGCGCCGTCACTGTCAGCTAACCCACCATGCCCGGTTCGCCGGGCTATTCTGAGATGAATCAATGACCCAATTCTCCCTGATCCCGAACCCAACGTTTTCAGCTACTGCCAGCATCCCGCGCGCTGGCGCTGAAGACGGCAAACTGACCTTCACCTTCCGCCACAAGACGCTGGAGGAACTCCGCGCTATGGACGAGAAGCTGCAAAAAGCCGCTGAAGGTAAAAAAGCCCCCGTAGAGCCGCAGGCCGACTATCTGATGGAAATCGTCGAAGGCTGGGCGCTGCCGGACGAGTTCACTCGCGACAACGTGATCGTCCTCCTGCAGAACTATCCGCGCGCGTTCGACAGCATCGGACTGGCCTACACCAAAGAGCTGATGGGCATCCGCGAAAAAAACTGAGGCAGGTCGCCGCAGCGATGTATACACCGGGACCGACACTCGCGGAGTTAGCCGCTTTTGGTTTAACGCCTGAGGACGTGGAGGAAGAGGTGGGGATCCTGCCATCCATATGGGAGGCCTTTACCGTCTTCTCCACGCTGGCGACCCAATGGCGCGTCGGCGCGAGTGGTGCGACCGGTCTTGATTACAACGTTCTCCCCTGGGTGTTTGAGTTGCACGGGGTTGAGGATGCGGCGGCCTGCATGGCTGATATTCGAATTATGGAAAGCGAGGCTCTCAAAGTGATGCATAAGGAGACGGCCTGATGAGTGACCAAATCGCCTCGATCACATTGCGTGCTGACGTATCCGATCTGAAAACGGCCAGCAATGAACTGGATAAACTCGGTGAAGCCGCGGCGGGAGCCGTAGGCAAAGCCGATGACCTTAACAGCGTATTCCGCGCTGGCGCTGAGTCTGCGAAGCAGGGCAGCGAAGGTCTTAAAGAGCAGCAGACTGCGCTCAAAGGCCTGCTGGAGAATATCGACCCGGTCACCAAGGCGCTGAACCGCCTGGACGAACAGCAGGCTGCGCTGCGTAACTTCCAGACCAGGGGCTTTCTGGATACCGATACATTCCAGGCCTATAACAAGATCCTGGATGATACCCGGCTGAAGCTGACCGATACCGGCGAGGCAGCAGCGCGGGCCCGGGTCGAGCTGGCCGCCACCCAGGCTGCCGAAAAGCAATCTGCCGTACTGAAGAACCTGCTGGGCTCCATCGACCCGACGATCCGCGCGTTCAACTCTCTGGATGAGCAGCACGCGCAGCTGGTGGCCCATTTCGAGTCAGGGCGCATCAATGGCGCTCAGTTTGAGCACTTCAACACCATCCTTAACCAGACGCGTGAGCGGCTCTCTGGCGTGGCAGACTTGCTGCCTGATGCGCTTTCCCGGCAAGAGTTAGCTGCACGCCGCGCCGGTATCTCCGTGGGCCAGTACAGCGCGGCAATGCGCACGCTTCCGGCGCAGTTCACGGATATCGCCACGCAGCTGGCAGGTGGGCAGTCACCGTTCCTGATCCTGCTCCAGCAGGGCGGCCAGATAAAAGACCAGTTTGGCTCAGTGCAGGGGGCGCTGTCCGGCGTCGGCGAATACATCCGCAGCATGGCCGGGATGATTAATCCAACCACAATTGCGCTGGGCGGTCTGGTGGGCATCATCGGCCTACTGGCTGCAGCCGCGTACAGTTCGTCTGAACAGTTCGATCAGGTGGCGCGCTCTGTCATCATGATGGGCGGCGCTGGCTTCGCCTCAATGCAGCAGCTCAACCAGGCCGCTGAAGAGGTGGCCGGCAAGACGAACACCTCGGTCAGCTCGACGGTCGATACGCTGGTTACGTTGAATGACACTGGCAAATATACCGCCAGCCAGATGAAGCAGATTGCCACGTCCATCACCCTGATGGGCAAGGCGGGCAACGATACCAAGGCGGCGATGTCCGACTTTGGTAAGATTGTCAGTGATCCAGTGAAAGGACTGGCCAGCCTGAATGAGCAATACGGCTTTGTCGATGAAGCCATGATGAAGCACATCATCCAGCTGCGTAAGCAGAAGGGAGAGCAGGCGGCGGTTACCGAAGCCATTGACCTGTTTGCTGGCGTAATGGCGAAACGAGCAGAAGAGACCACCAGGGCGACCGACAATATCGGGCAGTCCTGGCAATGGCTGAAGAAAACATCATCTGACACTTTTGATGATATTGGGGTTACCGTCCGCGCCTGGGGAAACCAGATACTGGATATTTTTGATCTGGTTAAGGCATCGATAAAGGATCTCTTTCTCAATATCACCTCACTTGATGCCAAATTTACTGGGACCTTAGCTGGCTGGGCTGAAAAAATACCCGGCGGGGGGGCAATAACTGAGTTCCTCGGCATGGATGTCGAGGCCATGAAAAAGGCCGGGTCTGAAGCTGACAAAGAAATCGCGGCGAACAAAAAACGCTACGATGAACTCTGGAAACGCGTTACTGCCCGCAACGCACAGGCAAGCTATGAAGCCGAAGCGCGAGGTGTCACCGTTAAAGGGGAGGGAGGCTCGAGCCGCGAATCGAGGGATGCGGTATCGAAACTTGCCGAAGACTCTGCCAAAAAAAACCGAGAAGCAAAGGCCACGCTGGATGCGGGCGATCGCACCCTGGAGAACTACCGCGTCCAAGCCAGAACCCTAACGGAAACTCTCGAAACCCTACGGCAGACCGGCGAGACCCACGCCAAAAATACCGAGTTCAGTAAACAGCAATCCCACTTTGCTGAGCTGGATGAGGCCGCCAAAACCCGCGCACTGACCGCTCTGGAGAAATCTCTCCTGTCGAGCCGCGAAGCCATTCTGAACGCCGCTAAGGTGGTGGATCAGAAGAACAAGGAAGTAGAGGCACAGCAAAAGATTAACGGCCTGGCGCAGCAGGCTAATAAGTATGTCACGCAGATGTCTGAAAAAACGGATGCTCTGCGAGATAGCGCCGGGCTGAGCGGCCGCCAAACCCAGCGTATGATGGAAGAGGCGCAACTCCGTCAGGGCTGGCTGAATGGTGGCGGAAAACTTGAAGATGCTGGCTATGAAAAAGAGTTAGCTGCGCTTCGGAAATATTATGCTGAAGAAGATAAGCTGCGCGGCAACTGGATGGCTGGCGCTATCAGTGGTTGGAATGAATATCTAGACGCAGCTACCAATACCTATGATGCCGTGAAGAATGTAGCAAGCTCGACCCTAACCGGCCTGAGCGACATGCTGACCGAACTTATGACAACCGGCAAAGCATCGGTTAAAGAGTTCGGTAAGTCGATGCTTAAGATGATCCTGGACGTGACGAACCGCCTCATGGTTGCCTACGCAGTACAGGCTGCAATGGGGTGGATTAGTGGTGGTTCGGGTGGTGGCGCTACACCAGGCGGAGCGTATGCAAACGCTGCCGCAGGCGTCACGTTCAACGCAAAAGGCGGCGTCTACGAGTCCGCAGGCCTCAGCAAATATGTGAATGGCGTTTATGACTCACCTCAGTACTTTACCTTTCAAGGTGCATCGAAATTCGCGAAAGGTGGGGTTTTCGCTGAGGCTGGTGCGGAGGCGATCATGCCACTTACCCGTGACTCAGCCGGGCGT